GCGTATTCGCAGCACAGCTTCGCGGGAGCCAAGTATGAAAGAGCGCGGAATGATTTTTAACGGCGAAATGGTGCGCGCCATTCTCGACGGCCGGAAGACGCAGACGCGGCGGATTATGAAACCGCAGCCAACTCCTTGCACTCTTCAGAAGGGCGGGCATTGGTGGCCTAGTAACGTATTTAAAACAATGCTTCATATCGAAGAAGAAATGCAGAACGGTAAAGGTGGCTGGGGTGGATTGGTCGGAGATGCTTGCCCGTTCGGTAAGCCCGGCGATCGCATCTGGGTTCGCGAGACCTATCAGGGGCCGCTATTCGATTACGAACACATGGAAGCGTATCTCGAAGACAGCTCTAAATTTGAGAAGCCAGATTTCTGTGTTTACAGGGCTGATGGGAAGCCTGCGCCAGAGTTTTGCGACGCTGACGATAATCTGCATTGCTGCTGGCGCCCATCAATTCACATGCCACGCTGGGCCAGCCGTATTCTGCTGGAGATTACCGACGTGCGAGTGGAGCGGCTGAACAGTATCAGTCATGAAGATGCTGAGCGAGAAGGTATCCATATTGAAGTTTGGGATCAGACTGTGGCGGCTAGAAATTACGCGGCTGAGGGTGAGTTTTTCCAGTTCTGGTCTGAGGATTTCCCTCATTACGTCAATATGAATGACCTTTACCGTGCATCTTTCCAAAGCCTCTGGAAGTCAATCTACGGCGAAGAAAGTTGGCAGGCTAACCCGTGGGTTTGGGTGATTGAGTTTAAACGTGTTGAAGGGAGCGAAGCATGAGCAAATCACTGAACGCCCGTTGCATCCGTCGCTGGGAATTGCAGATGCGCGATGTATGCGATTCGAAAGTAAATCCGTGGTGGCGCAAACGTGATCTGCGCGGCTATATCCGGGAATGCGGATTAATCACCGCGTACTGCATGGTTGAACGAATGGCAGAAGACAACGCCAAAGTTGACTATCAGGGCGACACATTCGGATGGTCGCCGGAGTTTTCAGCCTGGTATGACGAACGCCGCGACCAGTACCTGAAAGAGGCTCGCGATTACCTTAACGAAGAAGCCACGACGGATGAAATCGACGAAGAAATCCAGAACGAGCTGGAGGCCTGGAATGACTGAGCATGTCATCCTCGACATGTGTTGCGGGTCACGCATGTTCTGGCTCGACAAAGCCGACCCGCGTGCCGTCTTCTGCGATATTCGCGCCGAAGAGCACGTGCTGTGCGATGAGCGTCGCTGGTGATTAGCCCGGATGTTATTGCTGATTTCCGCGCGCTGCCGTTCGCCGACGCTACGTTTCCGGTTGTGGTATTCGATCCGCCGCATCTTGAACGTGCTGGCCCGAACGGCTGGCAGGGCAAAAAGTACGGGAAGCTTAACCGTGATACCTGGCGCGAGGATTTGCGTGCCGGATTCAGGGAAGCTTTCCGCGTTCTGAAACCCAACGGTGTGCTGATTTTCAAATGGAACGAGACGCAAATTCCATTGAGCCAGGTCGTGGCACTCACTGACGAGAAACCCGCTGTCTGGCAGAAGACCGGGAAAAACGACAAAACGCACTGGATAATTTTCGTCAATAGCGGTGCTGGTGCCATAAGCGACGAGCCTGATTACTTAATGCAGTACGCCACAAAACGCATCGTAGAGCTGGAAAGCCAGCTGCTGGTGGATGTGCCTGAAACCGTCTGGCCCGCTGAAGTCGGCATGGTTTATTCGCAGGTAGAAAGCGCCGCGGATCTCCCGGCGCACCACCAGCGTCGCCTGAAACATCACATCAACCGCATGTGGCTGGAAAAAATGCCGGTACCGGCGATCGTCACTGCTGCCCGTTCGCTGGCCGCTGCCATGGAGAAATATGCGTGAGAGAAATCATCGTTGATAATTTTGCCGGAGGCGGCGGGGCATCTACCGGTATTGAGCTGGCGACTGGCCGCAGCGTGGATATCGCCATCAACCACGACGAGAACGCCGTCGCGATGCATACCACCAACCACCCGGATACCTTGCACTACTGCGAATCGGTGTTTGACGTAAACCCGATGGCGGCGACGGCAGGTCGCCCGGTGGGGCTGGCATGGTTTAGCCCGGATTGCCGCCACTTCTCTAAGGCCAAAGGCTCAAAGCCAGTGGAAAAAGAAATTCGTGGTCTTGCGTGGATTGTCATTCGCTGGGCGCTGGCGGTGCGGCCACGCGTGATGATGCTGGAGAATGTTGAGGAGTTTAAAACGTGGGGGCCACTGCTGGCGGCAGAGATGCGCCCGGATCCGACCCGCGCAGGTGAAACATTTGAGGCGTTTTGCGGGATGCTTTCCTGTGGTGTTCCTGCCGGGCATCCGGCACTGGCAGAGTGTTGCGAGTTCCTGGGTATTGCCGCCGATGGGGAGCAGGCGCAGCAGCTGGTGGCCGGGCTCGGATATTCTGTTGATCACCGCGAGCTGCGGGCGTGTGATTACGGCGCGCCGACAATCAGAAAGCGCTTTTTCATGGTGATGCGGTGCGACGGCGTGCCGGTGACCTGGCCGGAGCCGACGCACGGCGATCCTAAATCGCCAGCAGTGCAAAACGGTAAGCTGAATGCCTGGCGGACGGCGGCGGAATGTATCGACTGGTCAATCCCGGCGCCGTCGATTTTTGACCGCAAAAAGCCGCTGGCAGAGAACACGCTCAAACGCATTGCCCGGGGCATTCAGCGGTTCGTGATCGACAATGCGTCGCCGTTTATCGTGAAGTGTAATCACACCAGCAACCGAACCAGTTACGACTGTTTCCGTGGGCAGGCGCTGTCGGATCCGCTACAGACCATTACCAAAACTCATGGTTATGCCATCGCCAGGCCCGTGATGACACCGCTGTTTGCCGGAACAGGTGGTTCTGAATTCCAGATGAGGCCACGCCCGGTTAACAAACCGTTCTTTACTCTGCTTACGCAGAACCGGACCAATGTCATCGCCCCCGTACTGGCCCCGCTGATCGCCCGCCAGTTCGGTGCCAGCGTGGGCCACCGCGCTGATGAACCGAGTGCGACGATAACTGCTGGTGGTGGCGGTAAATCGCAGCTGGTGTCAGCATGCCTTGCCAAACACTACGGCGGGAACTATCAGGGGGCGGGCGTTGGTCTGGATGAGCCCGTGCATTCAGTAACAACGGTGGATCATCACGCACTGCTAACAGCGCAGCTCATGGTGAATAATACCGGCCATCCTGGCGGAGAAGCCGACAAGCCCGTACATACAATCACAACCGGCAATCATCATGGTCTTGTCACTTCGCATCTGGTGAAGCTGCGTGGCACATGCAGGGATGGACAGCGGACAGGCGAGCCGATGCCGACCATCACAGCCGGTGGCCTGCATGTTGGAGAAGTCAAAACCATGCTTGCGGTTGAGTCTTACGACGAGCAGCGAGCGGATCAGGTGCTGGCTTTCCTGCGCCAGTACTGTGGAGACGATTACGACGGACTGGTAACCGTGGATGGCATCGTTTACCGCATCGTCGATATCGGCATGCGTATGCTGCAACCGCATGAGCTGTACCGCGCCCAGGGCTTCCCTGAATGGTACATTATTGACCGTGACTATCGTGGGGTTAAATACGCAAAAGACAAACAGGTTGCACGCTGCGGCAACGCGGTACCGCCGCCGTTTGCCGAGGCGCTGGTAAGAGCAAATCTCCCCGAATTGTGCCGCATCAGTGAAGAGGCGGCCTGAGAGTTAAACCCGAAGCCACTAAAGCAGTGGCTTTTTTATTCAATGGGTTACACCAAATTAACTTTTCAAACCAGTGTCGCAATTTGTGCGTTTATCAAGTTGATCATTCTCCCGTATGGGTGTACTGTTTATTTATACAGTATTTTTATGAGAGGGATGATCATGAAGGTTGAAGTCACTATCGAACGTACAAAAAAACTGCCTGATGGCGCGATCCCGGCGCTGGAAAACGAACTTTTAAAACGATTAAACAAGCGCTACGAAGGGTGCAAGCTGACCATTCGTCGGGCACAAAATGACGGGCTCAATGTTATCGGTGGCGATAAAGACGAAATCGCAAATATTCTGCAGGAAACCTGGGAAAGTGCGGACGAGTGGTTCTACTGATTGAACGTTGAACTATTTCCTGAAGCTGAACAGGGGGATGCTGTGAGAGAATGTGTTTCAAAATCATCTGAGCCTGACTGGTATGACGTTGTCAGAAGGGCGGATGGCGCGGTGCTATGTAGTTTTCCAGGAGGTGATCGTTTTCTTGTTTATAAAAGTGGAGGGCTTATTTCTATGCGACCTTTACTTGATGAGGAAATTATTTTCACGCCAACCGCGGTTGTGCAGTTTCTCACTGATCTCGGCTACCGCATTCAAAGACCATCTGATAACATGATCTCATCGGTCTGAACCGCCGGTAAACCTGCTGCGCCACGGAGTGAACACCATGGCGCACTTACAATTAATCAAGCAATCATCAGGAATCCTGATCCCGGCTACGCCCGAGACCAGCGATTTTCTGCATTCAAAATGTAAGCTCGGTGCGGTACTCGAAGCCGAGTTTCGCCAGCTACGTAACCCGGCATTTCACCGTAAGTTTTTCGCTCTGCTTAATCTTGGTTTCGAGTACTGGGAACCGACCGGCGGCGCGATATCTTCCAACGAACGCAGGCTGGTTAACGGTTACGCCAGATACCTTGCCGCCTTTGGCGGGAACGAAAGCGCGCTGATGGATGCCGCTGAGCAATATCTGGAACAGGTGGCCAGCCGCCGCATTACCAACGGCATCAGCCTGTGCAAATCCTTCGATGCGTATCGTGCCTGGGTAACCATTGAGGCCGGGCATTTCGACACCATCCAGTTGCCCGACGGCACCCTTCGCAAACACCCCCGCAGCATTTCTTTTGCCAGCATGGACGAAACCGAGTTCCAGCAACTCTACCGTGCCGCTCTGGATGTGCTTTGGCGCTGGATATTATCCCGCGTGTTTCGCGATCAGCGTGACGCCGAAAACGCCGCCGCGCAGCTGATGAATTTTGCGGGGTGAATATGGCTAAAAAACCTCGTCGAAAATGTATCCACTGCAGGGAGTGGTTTCACCCGGTACGTGATGGGCAGGTTGTTTGCTGCTACGAATGCGCAAGCGCTGTAGGCAAAGAGCAGACCGCAAAGAACCAGGCCGACGCTATGCGTGCTGAGAAGAAACGCCAGCGCGAAGAGGAGAAAGAGCAGCGGGCACGCCAGGCGGAACGGCGGCAGGCAGTTAAGCCGCTCAGCTATTTCATTAAACAGGCCCAGCAGGCTTTTAACGAATTCATCCGGTACCGCGATCGACATCTCCCTTGTATCAGCTGCGGGCGGCATCATGACGGGCAATATCATGCCGGGCATTTCCGCACGACCGGCGCGAATCCGGAGCTGCGCTTTGACGAAGACAACTGCCATAAGCAGTGTTCGGTCTGTAATAACCACCTCTCCGGCAACCTGACTGCCTACCGTCCGGCGCTAATCGCCAAAATCGGCCAGGCCCGCTTTGATGCCCTGATGGGGCCGCACGAATTACCGAAATGGAAGCGCGGCGACTACATCTGGATCCGCGATGAGTACCGCGCAAAACTCAAAGTACTAAAACAGCAGGAGGCCGCATGACTACCGAAAATTATTACCAGATTGGCTGGGCCGCCCTGCTGGTCATCGGGTACGTCCTGGACTGGTTCGAAACGAGAGGGGGAAAGTGGTGAGCAGAGAAAACTACAAAATGGACGTTATCCGCCTCCGCTGGCAACGCCTGAGGATTTACCGCTTTCGCGGATCGGTTGTAATGGATTACCGCATATTGAGGAATTACATTAAAACAGCAATGAGGATTGCCGGATGAATCTGGAGTCATTACCGAAGTACTATTCGCCAAAATCCCCAAAGCTGAATGATGAAGCTCCAGCTACTGGCGGTGACGCGTTAACCATTACCGATGTTATGGCAGCCCAGGGCATGGTGCAGGCCGAGGCCCCGTTAGGGTTTAACCTGTTCCTGGCGAAGATAGGCATTCAGGATCCGCAGCCAGCTATCGAAGGGTTGATGGACTACGCGCTGGCGCTCCGGAACCCGGCCATGAAGAAGCTGAGCGACGAAGCGCGCGCCGAAATGGCTCGCTGCCTGGCTCAGTTCGCATATAGCGACTATGCCCGCTCAGCGGCCAGCAGTTGCGAGTGTGATCACTGCAACGGGAAGGGTGTGATCCGTATCATGCGCGAAGTGGTCAAACACCCTGGGGTGAAAGGCATTGAAGCGACAGTGCGCAGGGAAGAGGTTGAAGAGCTTTGTAAGCACTGCGCAGGTAAGGGCAAGATTAGCACCGCATGCCGCGATTGTTCAGGACGTGGAACAGCAATCGATAAAAAGCGCAGCCTTTTACACGGGGTACCGGTTCAGAAAATATGTGATCGCTGCAATGGCAAAGGCTTCAGTCGACTCCCGACCACGCTGGCGCGAGCCCGGGTAGCTCGTTTGGTACCGGATATGACTGATTACCAGTGGTACAACGGATATGCCGACGTGATCAACAAACTGGTAACGAAGTGCTGGCAGGAAGAAACTTATGCAGAGCTAAAATTGAGGGAAGTCACACGATAGCAACATATTTAACGAAAATGGCGGCATGATGCTTGCCATTTTCAAAAAATATGGGTAGGATTTTTCCAACGATGGGCATTGTGTGTTCACCGTTCATCTTAAACGCTACGCAAGACGTGTAGTTCTTTTTAAGGAACTCGTCATGAATAGTGTAAAACAAACTCCAATAGTAACGCGTAAAGCCTTAGCCTTTGATTCTCGATTCCCTTTTCAAGAAATCGTACTGATTCTTGAACGGCTTAAAAGCAACGAAGATGATCGCCTTTCTTTTGTGAAAATTATTGATACCCGATCCGGTAAGTTTACTTATAGGTATTGGTCTAATGCTTACTACGATAGTTTTCCTGAGAAAAATAGCGTATTAGCTAAACATTCTCGAATCATGCTTCCTTGGGAAATGAAGTATTAAGTGTAAGTAATTTATTTATCCAGCGCGTCGAAAGTTCATCCCACTTTAAAGAAAAGAAACGATTTACAAGGCCCACCTCGGTGGGCCTTTTTTATTTCCCCTCATTCCTGAGAGGACTCACACACAAGAGGGGGCGTAATGTCCGAACCTTTTTCCGGTACCGCAGCCGCCGGTAGCGCGCTGACCGGCGCCAGCATTTATGGACTGCTTACCGGCACTGATTACGGCGTGGTGTTCGGCGCATTTGCCGGGGCCGTGTTCTACGTGGCCACTGCTGCTGACCTGACGATTTTTCGCCGTTCCGCGTATTTCGTCGTGTCGTATTTTGCTGGCGTCTATGGCTCCGGGCTGGTGGGTTCGTGGCTGGCGAGCATAACCGGCTATGCCGATAAACCGCTTGATGCGCTCGGCGCGGTAATGCTGTCTGCCGTGGCAATCAAGACACTGACATTTTTCAGTGAACAGGACCCGCTAAAGCTGCTGGCACGCTGGAGAGGGGGAACCAATGGTAACTAACGATCCGCTGGTGGTGACGAACGTAATGGCCTGTGCCGCCATTGTTCTGCGCCTGATGATGTTCCGCAAGCCTGGCGGGCGACATAACCCGTGGGCCTCATGGCTGGCCTATGTGATTATCCTGGCGTATGCATCGGTGCCGTTCCGGTACCTGTTTGACTCCTACCTGCATACCCACTGGGCAACCGTGACAATCAACCTGATTATCTGCGCCGCCGTGTTCAGGGCACGGGGTAATGTGGCGCGGCTCTTCTATGTCCTGAGGTCTGAATGAACCAATCACAATTTGAGCAGGCGGCTGGTATAAGCGCCGGATTAGCTGCGCGCTGGTTTCCGCACATTGAATCGGCCATGAAAGAATTCGGTATCACTGCACCGAATGACCAGGCGATGTTTATCGCGCAGACCGGGCATGAATCTGTTGGCTTCACCCGGCTGCTGGAGAGCATGAACTACAGCGTTGCAGGCCTGGCGGGTTTTGTCAGTGCCGGGCGGCTTACTCAGGACCAGGCTAACGCGCTGGGCCGCCGCTCATATGAAAAGGTGTTACCGCTGGAACGTCAGCGCGCCATTGCCAATCTGGTTT